ATCAATGAAGAAATTGAAACTCTTCGAGAGCGATATAAAGATGTTGAATCAACTCGCGGACTTGTTTGGTTGTCTGCTCTTGTCAAACAAGATGAATTTAATTTTGAAAATTGGCTGAAGAAAGTTATCAAACTTTCTGTTGCTGAAAGAAAGAAAGAAGCGTTTGTAGTTGAAAACAAATATATTTCAGACACCACATATGCGAATCAAGTAAACTCTGGCATTGCTGGTTGGTTCGATCGTTATCCTCGCATTCCGTATGGTCGCGCAACTGCATACACACAACACTCTTATGACAAATTCAAATTGTCATTCCCATTTCTACAAACACTTGATCGTGGCTTTGCTGAGTTACTTCCACAACGTCATGGAGCACAACGTGCTGCGGCAGATAAAATCGATCCAGCATTCTTGGTTCCACAAACTGTATTCACTACAATTACAGTCAACAAAACTTTTAGAACAGCAGCACATCGTGATGCTGGTGACTTCTCAAATGGATTGAGCAATCTTCTCGTCCTATCAAACAACGGTAATTATTCAGGTGGATATCTGATATTGCCAGAAGTTCGTGTTGCTGTGAATGTACGACCTGGTGACCTCCTGCTTGTTAATAATCACGAGTACATTCATGGCAACACACCTATTGTCCTACAAGACGAAACTGCAGAGCGTGTGAGTCTTGTTTGTTATCTGCGTGAGAAGATGCTTGAACTCGGGAGCAAAGAGTATGAAGATCATCGATTTAATTATGTTGAGTCACGTCGAAAGAACCCAGAACACCCACTCCAGCGACGTCTTTGGAACGGTATTTCCGAAGGAATGTGGTCAGAAAAAGAATGGTATGACTATCTTGAGAGAGTTGGTGGGCGAGAGATGGTTCAAAAATACCACCCAGAAGCATACGAAAAAGTTTCTACCCTAGAAGATCTATTTGGTTAATTTATGTGCGCAGTCATTGGTGCTTATCTAGAGAAACCTTCCTCAAGTGATTTGAATACACTTGCTAATGTTATTCGCGAGTCTAGTATTCGTGGATTACATGCAACTGGTATTTCTTGGGTGAAGGGCGGTAGAATACACACATTCATATCAGCCACTCCTGCTGCTAAATTTCTAGAACACTTTGATCTGAATAAAACAATTGATGAAGATGGTAATTTGTATTTGATTGGTCATTGTCGTTATTCGACTTCTGATCTCAACTACAATCAACCTTTATGGAATGAGAACCTTGCAATCGTTCACAATGGTGTTGTGAGTCAAGAGATGCCAGAAAATTGGGAACGACTCTATGGATACAAATGTACAACTAAAAATGATAGTGAACTGATTGTCCATACACTCGAAGCCAAAAAGTCTCCACTTGTAGAATTCTCTGATGCTTCAATGGCAGTCATTGAACTTTATAAAGAAAAGAAATTGCGATTCTATCGCAATGGAAAACGACCAATTTACTTTACTTCTCTTCCAAATGGCGGTATAATTACTTCTACGAAAGACATTGCTGAACGTGTTGGATTGAACAACTCAATTGAGATTGGTATGAATCAGTATGTGACAATGGCAACCAAAACTTTTGTAAAAGAATATGTGCACATTGAAGGTGCTCTTGATTTACAGCCATGAAGTTTGCAACAAAAGAACAAGTTGAAAATCTAATCCAAGACTCGCCTGAAGGAAAGAATACGAAGTTTCTTTCTGCTTCACACAGTCTTTGGTTTCGATTCAAGAACTACGATAAATCTCCACCGATGATTCTTGAAGATGAAGGTAGGATTGTATCGCTCATTTTTGCAACTTTTAATCGCGACAAGTATACAAACCTCTATGAGATCGTGACGGCGGAAGGGTGCGAAGGCTTTGGGTATGCATCAAAACTTTGGGATGAATATGTAGATTATGCTGTGAATGTGCAGATGATGAAACGATTAAAAATCTCTTGCACTCCAAGTTCAGTTTCTTGGCACTTGCGTAATGGTCTTGTATTCTGGGCAGTGGATCCAACAGGCTCATTGAGATCTGATCAGCCGTTGTTTAAGAATCGCGAAGAGCAGATGATGTTCCGCAATCTCGCAGTGGATGATCCTACAATTGCTTTGCCAACGGATAGTAAAGTAATTGAACAATTAAAACGCGAATCATTGGAGTCACATAAGTTTGGTGCAAAGAAAAAAGCAGCAACTGAAGAAGCCATTGCAAGAGTTGGTCAGTACTGGTTGCGCGATGCACTCTTTAAAGAAGTTGATTTATTTGCATGAATTTAGAACGTCGTGAATTGTTTATAAAATGGTATGCGTGGTCGATGCAATTTGGCGACTGCGATCCTGCCATTTGGATGACCAATTATCTCCATAAACGATATGAACACAACGACGAAGAAAGACTCTGGTTTGCATGGCTGTATGGCAACACCTATCAATTACCAACTGCATGGGTCTTGAAAAGCGAATTTCCAGACTATGAACTTGCTACCGTAGATCGTATTGAGTGGTGGAACACACAAAACTACAAACGTTTACGATATCAAACAGACACAAAGTGGAACAAAGGTCATTTGCCAGCCATGTTCGAATCTTATCAAAAATTTATTGGCAAGAAAACTCAACGTGAAGTGTTGGAGAAATATTATGGAGACAACCAAAAGCAAACTTTCGACAACCTTTGGAATAATCTTAAAAACTCTCTTCATAAATTTGGTCGTTATTCCACTTGGTTTTACCTTCAGCACCTTTGCCATACTGCTGACGTTAAGTGCGTACCTACTTCTCTCATGCTTGACGATTATTCTGGGTCTCGCTCACATCGTAATGGGCTTCATCTTGCCCTCGGCGAAGATAACAAATACGATTCACGACTTACTTCTGGCGAGTGCGATGACCTTGAAAGTAAAGCGAAAGAAATACTCGAAGAAACAAGAGACAGATTTCCTAGTCTAAAGAATCAGATTGATTTTTTCACGATGGAAACTTGTCTATGCTCATTCAAGAAAATATTTCGCGAACATCATGGAAGATATCTTGGCTATTATCTTGATCGTCAATCAGAAGAAGTGATGCAAGCAGAGCAAGATGGGTGGCATGGCATTGAATGGAATGTTCTGTGGCAAGCAAGAAATGAGACACTCGATCCTCGTCTTGCTCCACGAAGAAAAATCAACAAGGAAAAGTTTACTTATTTTATCAGAACAGGTAGAATAGAAAACATTGAATGGATGTTTGAAGAAGGATTAAATCCAGTAGGGTTGGAGGCGATATGGTAAAAGTGATTGCGATGGGTGGTGAGCCAGCAACTGGTAAGACCACTCTGATGTTCAAGTTGATTTCGATGGCTGATGATTGGAAGATCTGTAAGCCACAGAAACTTCTTGATGCCATGTATTCAGAAAAATTAAATCTGTATATTCTTGGCAAATATGCAAACGATGGTAATGTATTCCAGGGAACTGATCGTTTGTCTATGGCTGTTCAGCCAGACGCTGAAAAGTTCTTTATGGAATTGGATTATGATAACGCAAATGTGAATGTCATCTTCGAGGGTGATCGTTTGTTTAACTCAAAGTTGCTAGATAAACTTGCAACTGTATTTCCAAATTCATTTAAAGTTTTGGTCTTGACTGCATCACATAATACGAAAGAACAACGTCATGTGGATCGCAAAGATGATCAAGACGATAAATTCAAAACCTCGCGTGCAACAAAAATCTCTAACATCATGGGGTCCCTAACACTCATGGACTATATAGAGACAATGGTCAACGAAAATCTAGATGACCAGTCTAAGATTATTGAAAATATTAAGACATTTTATAACTGGAGTGAATAATTATGCAATTGGAAGTTAAAGTAGAAGAATTACGAAAGAATAAACTTTTTGTAGCCACCCCAATGTATGGTGGTATGGCGCATGGTATGTACCTGAAGTCTTGCTTAGACTTGCAGGGACTTTGTTCGCAGTATGGCATTGAAGTTCGTTTCTCGTTTATCTTCAATGAATCCCTCATTACTCGCGCTCGAAACTATCTTGTTGATGAGTTCCTTCGTGCAGAAGGCTTCACTCATTTCCTCTTTATCGACGCAGACATCCATTTCGATCCACGTGATGTGATTGCACTTCTTGCGCTTGATAAAGAAATCATCGGTGGTCCATATCCAAAGAAATCAATCAAGTGGGGAACAATTAAGGAAGCTGTCAAACGTCATCCAGACATTGAGCCGCTTGAGATGGAAAAACTTGCTGGTGATTTCGTGTTCAATCCAGCACCAGGCACCACCAAGTTCAGTGTTGCAGAACCAATTGAGGTTCTTGAAATTGGCACTGGCTTCATGATGGTCAAGCGTGAAGTGTTTGGCAAGTTCAAGGAAAAATATCCAGAACTTCGCTATAAGCCAGACCATGTTGGTCAAGCCAA